ATCAAGTGAGAAAGGCGTTTATACATTATCAGGGAAAAACGCAGACTTTAAAGTAGGTAGAACATTATCTGCAAATAAAGGGGATTTTACACTTTCGGGAAAAGATGTTGATTTTAGAATAAGTAAAACATTAAGTGCAAGTAAAGGGACTTATACATTAAGTGGTAAGGATGCAAATTTAATTAAATCAGGTAGCACAATTAATTACTCTTTAACTGCAAATAAAAATGTATATAATTTAACGGGAAAAAATGTAACTTTGCAAATAAACTTTTTAATGGTTTACCATTATGTAAGTCCAAGTTTTAATCTTTATCGATTAAGAGTTTATAAAAGTGGTGTTTGGAAAAATGTAGTATTATACAAATATAAAAATAGTAATTGGAATGAGTTTACCAAATAATAAATTAACCATAATAACAGATAATCCAATATGTGCCAATGGTGCAGTGGAAAATAGTGATGCAAGTTATTCTAATAGTGTACCGAGTGGAGGAACTTTAATACTACCTAATCAAGAAATTCAAAACAACGGGGTTGCAAGTGGATTTATTCCAAGTGTAGGAACTATTAATGTAACTACTAATGTAGCACCTACAAGTTTTACAATAACAGGCAGAACTATTGATATAGTAGTACCTGCGGGTGGCGGTTCTTATGATTTAGATTTAGTTGATAGATATGGCAACGCATTTCCAACTAAACAAGTTACTGCAAATGCAACATGGGATTTAAGAACACTTACTCCATTTGATTATGCGGATTTGTTTTTAACAAACGCAACAGGAACTTATACAACAGGAGAAGAAAATGCAATAATACAAGCCATACAAGATTGGAGTGATGCAGGAATTTGGCAAAAAAGAACACACATTTATTTGTTTACTGGTAAAAATGCGGTAGATAATTCAATAAATTGTCGCTATCCATTTTTAAATGAAAGTAGTGGTCAATTAAATTTTGAAGGTAGCCCAACGCATGACTCAAATGGGATAACTTATGTAGGTTCATCATTTAGTAGAATAAGATGTTTGAATAGGTTATTCTATCCAATACAAGATATAAATTTAGGGATATATAGCAGAACAAACAATACTCCTGCATCATTTGGCGCAACAGATATAGGTCCTGAAACAATTTCGCCTGTTAATATGCTTTTAAGAATAAAGCAATCCGCAGGTCAATTAGTTGGCGGGGATGGTTCAACTACATTAACAGTTACAAATAGTAATAATAGTGATGGTTACTATTCATTAAATGGCATAACAGGCGCAAGTGCAAGTAAAGCAATAAGAAATGGTAATACAGGAAGCCCTATTGGAGTATTTACAAATGGAGCTAATATTTTTAATACAAGTGTAATAAGAATGGGACAAGATACGGGTAGAAATATTGCAGGGGCGTGTATAGGGTTAAGTCTTACAGATACTCAAATGCAAGACGACTATACTATTTGGCAACAATTCCAAACAGATTATAATGGTAGACAAGTATGATAATTATTAATACATCAGAATACAATGGAACTGCAAAAGGTGTAAATACATTTTACGCTGCACCAATATTATCAGGTCAACACATAGGCAAATTTGCAACAAGTGAAAATGCTTTAAAGGAGTTTCCTGAGATATTTGAAAACTTAACTTATGAAATTATAGATTTAGATGCAAGTGTTTTTCAAGTAGATTACACACCACCAACACTAACACCTTATGCCGTTATAATTCCTGAAATATATCAATGGGCGTTTCCTCAAGATAAGTTTATTTTAGGGGGTTTTGAAATTCCATTAGACACTCACAATAATGATAAGGTAGTAAATCTTGCTTATTTCATGTGGACTGAATTTAGGGCGGAGTTAGATAGTGGAAACTATGTATCTCTCAAGAGAGCCTTAATGCCTTTGTGGGACTATGTAGAGTTGCAAGTAATAAACAATAATTTAGTTATTTTATGATAGGTTTAATATTATTTTTAGTATCAATATTTTTAGCAGGGGTTATTTATCCGATTGCATTTTTGTACTCAGTTGTTTTAACCCTTATTAAAAGTGGGTGGCACTCATTAGATGAATATTTATTTAGATGTGCATTAGCAACCGACCAACACGCAAATAGTTTTTTAGCTAAGTTATTCAATGACATCATGATTAAAACAGGCGGTCATAAGTTTGGAAACCCCGATGAAACCATTAGTAGTGTACTAGGAAAAAATAAACTTATGGGTAAATTGTCATACTTTGGGAAAGTTTTAGATTTTATATTACATTTGTTGGACAATAATCATAGTATAAAATCCATAGAACATGATGAAAATCCGCCTGAAAAAATGGTTTCAAATGATACTAATGATAATTAAATTAGACGATAGATACAGATGATATTTGATTGGCAATTTTTATTCGACTCTTTAAAGAAACAAGGCTTAATAGCTATATTGTTAGGGGCGGTTATTTATTTGCAGTATAATGCTTACGAAAGATTGAAAGATGAATTGAAATCTGAGCAAAAAGAAATGAGGCTAAAGTTAGAAAAACAAATTGAAGATTTAGAAATAAAATTGCTAAATTGCGAAAAGTCAAGAATAGAAGAACTATTAAGAATTAAACAATGAATTATTTAATCAGCGAATTTATAGAATTTTTAGCGAACCTCACATTTATGTTAGTCATTATTGGACTGACATTTTTTGTGCTGACATTCTTTGTTGAGTGCCTTTGTGCAGGAATACTTTTATACTTTTTAAAACCACTTATCAAAAGAATATGATATTAGAATTAAACAGAAAAACAAGAACATCAAAGTCAACTATTGGCGAACTACTTATTAATGGGGAGTTCTTTTGCTATGTGTTAGAGGACATGGACAGAGGCTTAGACTCAATCATGACAGACTCAGAAATAAAAGCTAAAAAGGTTTATGCTGAAACTGCAATACCAAAAGGTACTTATAGAGTAGCTATTACATTTAGTCCAAGATTTAAAGAGTATATGCCCTTACTACTTAATGTAAAAGGATTTCAAGGTATTAGAATACACTCAGGTAACACCTCAGCACACACTGAGGGTTGCTTAATTGTAGGCATGACAACTTCAAAAGACTTTGTAGGTCAATCTAAAATAGCCTATTCTAAATTAATGGCTAAGTTAAAAAAGGTAGAAAAAACTGAGGAAATATTTATATCAATCAAATGAAACTAACTAAAAAAACTAAGATATTAGGAATACTCAACATCGTTTATCTATGTGTAATTGCTATTGAAGAGAGTAAGGCAATAGAGATGTTTCCATTTGAAGATAATATAAAGCAAACTATTAAGGGAATTATACTTGTATTAGTTGGTGTTCTTAACTTTGTTATTACACAATTAAAATTAAAATGAATATTTATTTAAAAACTTTTATCAAAGCAGTTATCCTTATAACTTTTATTGCATTAATTCTTTCGTCGTGTAACGCATCAAAAAAGTGCGAACGTATAAGTAGTAAGGCAATAGCTTTAAAGTGCTTTAAAAACGATACTATTAAGTTTTACGATACAACTTTCGGTCAGGTGTACGATACTTTCGTACACTTCAAAACTAAAAACGAATTCGATACACTTTTTGTAGATAGTGGAGGCATAAAAGTAAAGACTATAATTAGGTGGAAAACTAAAGAACTTTGGCAGACAATAACTAAGGATACTATTATAAAAGAATTTTACAGGGTTAATAAAGTAATTACTAAAAAAGAAATCCCTCAATGGACTAAGTGGATTTGGTTTGCTTTTGTTATGATTTTAGTAGGGATTTATATCTCATTCAAAAAATAAATAAATAAAAGTTTGGAAATGTAAAAAGTTTAATTAACTTTGCAAACGTATTAGATGTTTTGATGACACCAAACTCTGATAATTAACAATGGACAAATCAACTAAAAAAGAAATTTATTACCCTTGCTTATTAGTACAATGTGAGTTATGTCCAACTCGTGTCAACATTGGAAAATTCGCAAGGGTTTAATATTTTAACTTTGGATATATTTAAACTCTACCGGAACTTTTGGGATTTCGCATTTGAAAACCCCGAAAAAATTAAACCTAACCACATTGCTATTTTTTCATTTGCTATTGAACATTGCAATAGATTAGGTTGGAAAAAGAAATTTGGACTACCAAGCACAATGACAATGGAGGCAGTTGGTATAAAATCTTACAATACTTACATAACTGCTTTTAATGAATTAGTAGAATATGGTTTTATTGAATTAATTGAAAAATCTAAAAATCAATATTCATCTAATATAATTGCCCTATCAAATAACTTCAAAGCACTTGATAAAGCACTTGATAAAGCATTTATAAAGCACACGACAAAGCAAGATGAAAGCACTATACAAAGCACAGGGGAAAGCATTAGTAGTATAGATATACAAGAAACAACTATACAAGAAACAAATCTACAAGATGAAATTGTTTTTAATTTTAAAACTGCTTTACTTGAATTAGGAATAGAAACTAAAATAGTATTAGAGTGGCTACAAGTTAGAAAGAAAAAGAAACTAACTAATAGTGAAACGGCTTTTAACTCAATTAAAAAAGAAATACAAAAAAGTGGATTAACTCCAAATGAATGTATTAAAATTGCAGTTGAAAAAAGTTGGGGAGGAATAGATGCTGAATGGTTAGAAAAATATAAACCTAAGCCGGAGGAAAACTTTTTTACCAAAATGGGAATACCAAGATAATTATGAAATACGAAGATTATAACATTCAAGTGCCGTACAACAAAACAACCGGCGAAGTTCAAACAACCTGTCCAAGTTGCTCACACGAACGAAAAAAGAAAACCGATAAATGTCTAAGTGTAAATTTAGATAAACAAACATGGTTTTGTCATCACTGCTCTTATAAGGGTGCATTAGGTAAGATAGTCAAGACAGAATATAAAGTGCCTCAGTGGGCAAATAAAACACAATTAAGCAATGATGTTGTAAGATACTTTGAGAGTAGAAAAATATCACAACCTACTTTGCTAAAATATAAAATTACTGAGGGGTTAGAGTGGATGCCGAAGTCATCAAAAGAAATTAATACAATTCAGTTTAATTATTTTAGAGATAGTCAACTTGTAAACGTAAAGTATAGAGGCAAAGACAAAGAGTTTAAATTGTTTAAAGATGGGGAGTTAATCCTTTACAACTTAGACAACGTACACGAAAATACAAATGTGTTATTTATTGTGGAGGGCGAAATAGATTGTTTGACTTTTTTAGAATGTGGAATTTTAAATGTTGTTAGTGTGCCAAATGGTGCAAATCTTAACTCAAATAAAATGGACTACATAAGTAATTCATGGGATAAGATAAGCCACGTTAAAAAGTTTGTAATTGCAGTTGATAATGACTCAGCCGGATTGCAACTTAGAAAAGATTTATCTAACCGGTTAGGACTTCACAAATGTGCTTACTTAGAATTTGATGGGTGCAAAGATGCAAACGACTTTTATAAGGCAAACGATATTAATACATTTAGAAAGGCAGCCGAAAATATAAAAGAGTTTCCATTGGAGGGCGTGTTTACTATTCAGGACATATACAGGGACTTAGATAATATGTATGAATACGGATTGCCCAAAGGAATATCAACCGGAATACATGACTTTAAATTGCAGTTTGTTAAAGGTTACATTACTACGATAACCGGTATTCCGGGGCATGGTAAATCCGATTTCTTAGACTTTATTTGCCTTAAACTTTTAAAACATGGAGGTTGGAGGGGTTGCTTTTATAGTCCGGAGAATAAACCGACTGAATTGCACGTTAGTAAAATGATAAGAAAGATGACCGGTAAACCTTGGGAGGGTTATGGTAAAGTAACACCGGATGAAATTGCAAATGCTTGTTCAGTATTAAATGAAAACATTTGGTTTGTAAAGCCGGAAAAGGAATTTACAATAGATACGATGTTAGACCGGATTAAGCAGTTAAAAGATAAACATGGTATTGACTACTTTGTTATTGATGCTTGGAATAAGTTAGAACAAAAAAGGGGTGGCAAAAGTGAAACTGATTTTGTAGGCGAAACCTTGGATAAGATAGGCGTATTTTGTGAGGCTGAAAATATCCATGCTTTTTTAGTTGTTCATCCGGCTAAGATGTCAAAACAAAAAGATAGTAACAAGTATCAAGTCCCGGGGTTGTATGACTGCTCAGGTTCATCACACTTTAATAATAAGACAGATAACGGAATAACAATATACAGGGACTTTGAAACTGAATTAACTCACATCATAGTAACAAAAGTTAAGTTTTCGCATTGGGGACAGACCGGAGAAACCACAATGAATTACGATGTACCCTCCGGTAGATACTATCACACCTTAGACCAAATAACAGAATCATGGATATAATACAACTACTCCAAAAAGAACTACCCGATTGCCAAATTCAGCAACAAGACAACCTAATTTATGTATTTAAAGATGGAAAAGCAACTCACTATGACTACAATTACCTTAATTATTTGTTTGAAAGTGGGCAATTAACTGAACAAAATATAAAATTTATGTTGTTATTAATCAGTAAACTTCCATGATAAAAGTATTAAACCTTTATGCCTGTTTAGGAGGCAATCGTTACAAGTGGGAAAATTGCGAAGTAACCGCAGTTGAATGGGATGTTGAATTGGCTCGACTATATCAAGAGCGTTTTCCAAATGACAAAGTAATTGTAGCCGATGCACACCAATATTTATTAGACCATTACAAAAAGTTTGATTTTATATGGTCAAGTCCACCCTGTCCAAGTCATAGTAGAGCAAGGTTTTGGGGATTTGGCAAAAATGGTAAAAAACCAATATATCCCGATATGACATTATATCAAGAAATAATATTTTTGGAATATCATTTTCAAGGCAAATATGTAGTAGAAAATGTAATACCATATTATGAACCTTTAATACCTGCACAAGAAAGGGATAGGCATTTATATTGGACTAACTTTAAATTACCAAATAATGTAAATGGTAGAGTTAAACATTTTGGAGATAGTAAAAATGGTGCAACTGAGTCTTTAGAAAGTTGGTCAGAATTCCATGATTACGATTTTAGTAAATATAAAGGGGAGCAGTTATTATTAAAGATTGCCCGAAATTTAGTGGACTATGAAACAGGACTAACTATTTATAATACTGCAATGGGTATTGTAACCTCAAATAAAATAGAACAAACACAACTATTTTAAAAATAATTTAAAAAATATTAGGAAATTAAAAAACAAGTATTATATTTGCACTCGTATTAACAATTAAACAATATGCAACAAACAATCCAACTAATCGACAAGGCTTTAGTAAAAGCAAACAATGACCTCAATAATCAAGAAATTGAGGTTAACTACACCCCCGACTTCTTAATCGAGTTACTAACTGAGTTAAAAGAAACCTTAACACCTAAAGCAAAAGTAGATGTGTACGAAATTCGTAGAGAGTATTCAAACAATATCGGAGAATGGGGTTACTACATTTACAAGAATAGCAACTATGTAGCAATGGCATTTAGTATTGAGTTAGCTCAACACAAACTTGAGGAGATTAAGAAAAACACTAAAGTAGAAGTATTACATAGAGAGGAGGTAATCAGTGAATAAGTTAGCTAAAGCAATTAATCAGATTAAGCCTATTACTAAGGATAGTGTTAATCCTCATTTTAAAAACAAATACTTTGATATTAACTCACTTTTGTATGATGTTAAGCCAATCCTATCAGAAAATGGATTGATGCTCTTACAACCGATAAGAGAGGGCAAAGTGATAAGTCAAATTATAGATATTGAAACAGGCAAAGTAATTGCAGAAAGTGAATTGGAATTGACTGCAAATTTAAACGCTCAGCAAAAAGGTAGTGAGATAACTTATTTTAGACGATATACTCTTCAATCATTGTTAGGACTTGAGGCAGAAGATGACGATGCAAACACGGCATCAAGTACACCTGCAAGTACAACCGAGCCAAGCGAATGGCTTAACCTATTTGACAAACAAGGTAAGAAAACAACTAAATGTTTAGAGATTGAAAAGGCTATTGCAGATGGCAGTAAGTTTACACTTAAGAACATTAGAACAAAGTACAAAGTAAGTAAGGAAGTAGAGGCACAATTAAAATCAAATTTTAACATCATTTAATATGGAAACGGCAGTATCATTTTTAAAACAAATAGCTAACGATAGACAGACTATTGATAGCTTTACCAATCAATTAACCATAGAAGTGCAAGAGGGTTCAATAGAAACTCAATGGCTACATGGTGCATTAACTAAATTGATTAAGAACTTAACCGAGTTGAAAGACTTAAACGCTCAGAGTTTAGATGCTGATAACATCTATAAGGAGGCGTTTGGTTTTACCTACATGAAAAAGGAGGCAGGTGCTAAATATGACTTTAGTAATTGCAACCACCCTAAGTGGATTGAGTTATCAGAAAAAGAAAACGAAATCATAAAACAAAAGAAAGAGATTGAAACCACATTAAAAACTATTAAAGCACCAATGACAATAGTAGACAATGAAACAGGGGACATCATATCAGTAAACCCACCAATCAAATCAAGTAAAACAATAATAGAAGTAAGATGATATTACTAAGTGGTATTTTAGAAAACATTAAAACCCGAAAAGATAGGACTATTGTCCTGTCTTTTGGGACTAATGAGGAAACACCCGATAAGATGGGGCAGTTATTCTCAATAGCTAACAATCATTGTTACTTAGCAATTAAGAATGAACCATTTGTATCTAATGAATTGGATATGATTAAGGATATTAAGACAGACTTTGAAAACATAAAGTCAAAGTCCCAAAGATTAAGGGCAGTTTTATTTGTGGCATGGAAAACTAAAGACGAGGGATTTGCAGATTTTGAGAATTACTATGCAAGTAAACTTGAAATGTTTATTGACCATGTAAAATCTAAAATTTAATAATAGGAATTTAAAAAATAAATATATATTTGCACACATGGGAAAAACAATATACTTAACAGAACAATTTGTAGACTGCATTGAACTTGATTGTGAAATCTACTACACACGAGGCAAAGATGACGATGGGCAACCAATGGCAGAGATAGTCAAAGTAGTAACTAATTTAGAAGTTTACAAACAAAGCAACAAGGTCACTAAAATAGAAATGCAAATACCTTTCTTAGCAGATAGTTTACTATTTGAGGAGATTGCAGAATTAGCTAATGAGGATTTGATTAGTCAGTTACAAGATAGTTATACAGATTAAAAATATGAATACAATAAGAAAACAACAATTTGAATTTAGACCTGAGTTATATAATGACCATTTCCAAAATTACAAACGCTATAATATACCAAAAGCGCAATTAATAATAGCAGATATACCTTATAATTTAGGTAATAATGCTTACGCCTCAAATCCAAGTTGGTATGAGGGTGGAGATAATAAAAATGGCGAAAGTGAATTAGCAGGTACAGAGTTTTTTGATACAGATAAAAACTTTAGAATTACTGAGTTTTTACATTTTTGCTCAACTATGTTAATGAAAGAACCAAAAGAAACAGGCAAAGCACCTTGTATGATTGTATTTTGCGCATTTGACCAACAATTTGAGTTAATAGAAAAGGCAAAAAAATACGGCTTAAATAACTATATTAATTTAGTCTTTAGAAAAAACTTTAGCGCACAAGTATTAAAAGCAAATATGAGAGTAGTTGGTAATTGTGAGTATGCCGTAATTCTTTATCGTGATAAATTGCCAAAGTTTAATAATAATGGTAAAATGGTTTTTAATTGTATGGATTGGGTAAGAGATAGCGAAACTGAAAAAATACACCCTACTCAAAAACCAATCAAAGTATTAGAAAACTTAATTGAAATATTTACAGATAAGGGTGATGTAGTTATAGACCCTTGTGCAGGTAGTGGTTCAACATTAAGAGCAGCGATACAAAAAAACAGAAAGGCGTATGGCTTTGAAATTAAGAAAGATTTTTTTAAACTTGCAAAAACTAAAATGTTAAACAATATGCAACCTAAACTATTCTAATGAAACTAAAACTATGTAAGATATGTAAAGCGCAATACACACCTGTAAAACCATTGCAGGTTGTGTGTTCGCCAATCTGCTCAATAGAATACTCAAAGATACACCTACCCAAAGTAAAGATGACAGAGGCAAACAATAAGCGAAAAGAAAACAAAGCTAAATTAAAGGAGTTAGAGAATTTAAATTATTGGAAAAAGATATTACAGGCTCAGGTAAACTTGATTGTTAGGTTAATAGATAAAGGTTGTAATTGCATAAGTAGTGGGCGACCTTATAAAGATACAGATGAATGTGGGCACTTCGCATCGAGAGGAAGTAACCCTGCACTTCAATTTAATTTATTCAATATGTATTCTCAATCAGTCCACGACAATCAGCACCTAAGTGGAAACCTACTTGAGTATCGTGAAATGTTGGAAAAACTCAACATCTATGACTTATATTTAGAACAAAAACGGAAATATCCAACATTAAAGATAACAAAAGAGCAAATAAAAGAGGCAATTCAGAACTCAAAAAGTGTAATTTTAGAATTAAAAATGCTAAATCAAGAAGAATTGTTGCCCCGAACGACTGAAAAAAGGGTAGAATTAAGGTTAAAATATCAAAAAAGATTAAATATTTATAAGTAAAGATGCTTGTATTTATTAGGGTTTAATACTATTTTAAAAATAATTTAAAAAATATCTTGTTTTTATGAATACTAAACCTATCTTTGTATCAACAATTAAGAAAAAAACATTATGAGCTCGTTTAAAGAAATGAAATTAATTAAAGATAAAGTTAAATTTATCTTAAAAAACAAACCACAATTAAGAGATGATGATAACAGGTTGTTAGCTACATT